CCCCTTTATTTTTTTTTTTTTGCGCTATTCTATTTCGATATTCCAAATAGGAAGCATTTTGAAATATCGCCGGCCATGGTCGGCGTTTCCCTATATATATATATATACTATATAGTAGTATATATAGTATGGGTAGAAAGCCATTTTCTTGTTTGTTTTCAATGCACGACTTAAAAAGTTTTTGTTCAAAAACAACCAGAAGCTATTATTTCAAACAAAGTACTATCGTAACACGTGTAACAAACACGCGCAAAGCGCGTGTTTGTTTGATCGTGTTCGGGACATGCAAGAAGTGCCCGTTTCACGGGCACTTCTTGCATGTCCCCCTCCCCCCTGTTGTAATTGTTCTTGTCGCGTATTTGTTTGGTCTTGACCAAACAAAAGAGAACAACAAATATTTGTTGTGCCGATTTCATCGGCACAAATACTCGCTCGCGAGCGAGGCAACCTTTGGTTGCAACTCAAGAGCCGCGGCGGGGGGGCGGACGCCCCCCTTCGCGGGGGGATCGCACCCAAAATGCGCTTATGAAATCCGAAAATCACTACACTATAGTACCTTACGCCCATAATAACCTACTAGAGTACCAGTCGCGTGAATTTTCCTGTTGCGTTTACTGAGTATAGCAGGTACACTTACGTGTACACTAACACTATCACAGAGGTTATCATGCCACGCAAACGGTACGACGAGCCACATAGAATACAGGTAACTGTGTCTGATACGCTGTTCGCAACACTGTTTAACCATGCGCATCAATTAAATTTGCCAATTTCCAGCTACGTGAATTTAATTTTGAGCGGAGTGGTGGAATGGAAATATAAAATACGCGCAGGAGAATTTAATCCCGACACACGAGCCGTTGCAGCTGCAGCTGCAGAGCAGGATTATGGCTGGGGCCCCGGCATCCCGATGACGCACGCTCAATACCTGCTGGACGGTGGGCAGCTTGGTGAGGGAGAATGGCTGCTGCAAGGCACTCCGAAAGGGCCCCGCAGATGATCACCCAAGCCATCACCCCGACCCTAGTGAACACGAGCGCCCGGTTCGCCGCCGACGTCGTCCGGTTCATCCAGTGATCCTCGAAGCCCTCCTGTTCTTCTTCACCGCCTGCGCGGTTTCACCGCCTGCGCGGTTTCACCGCCTGCGCGCACTCCAGGTCTGGATACTGAAATGATGAAATACGGAGACAGTCTCGATCTGATTTTGGCGGAAACGGTAACTTTCGATCTTGTTGTGACCGACCCGCCATATGCGTTTGGCAATACGGCCGGCGCGCATGCGCTTTCTGCCACTGTTGCGGTTGTTCTGCGTGAGACCGCTCAGCGGTTAGCGACCGGACGCTGGCTGCTGGTTATGTGTGCAGCAAGTTGGCGCTCGACGGCCTATATGGTCGAGGCGGTGCGCGGCATAATAGAGCCGGTGCGCGTTGCGACTTGGTGCAAGCCCGCGGCGCGCACCAAGGTGGAGACTGTGGGGTGGCGTTGGGCGAGCGTGAACGTCGTTGCGTTCAGGAAAGGTAAAGCAGTGGATGTGCCTGGTAATTCTTCAGACCTCGATCACATCCTAGCGGCACCACTCAGGAACGGTCACCGTGCCGCGTTGCCACCCGAGGTCGCGCTTTGGATGGTCAAACCGTTTGCTGTTCCCGGCGGGCTGTTCCTTGACCCTTTTGCTGGTTCCGGTGCAATTCTTAAAGCCGCAGAAAATTGTGGCATGACTGCACTGGGTTATGAACGGGAACAGCATCAATGAGTGACCAATGGTTCGCCGCCGACGTCGTCCGCTTCGTCACGTAGGCTCTTGCGTGAAGCATGGCTGAAGAGAAAACCCAAGGATGGGTCTGGTGGGCCGACGACCAGTGGCACTACGTCACCTCGTCGAACATCAACGCGTTCAAGTACGACCCCAGCACGCAAGATCTCTGGATCGATTTCCACGGCGGGCGCATCTATAAGTACTTTCGTATTCCGCCGTGGATGGTAGCAGGTCTGGCAACCGCATCCTCCCCTGGAGGATGGTTCCATCAAAATTTGAGAGGAGCCCCTTTTGAAAAACAGTAATCTCGCGCAACGTCTTTGGTCGCGGGTGAGCTACGGCGCGCCAGGCGAATGTTGGTTATGGACAGGAGGAAAGAAAAGAAGCCGTGGCGGCTACGGGCGGCTTAAGGTTAATGGACGTGCCGAGTTTGCGCATCGCGTTGCTTACAGGCTTGCCAAGCCATCAATGTACAATCCCGATCTACTCGTGCTGCATGCTTGTGATAATCCTCGCTGCTGCCGCCCTGGGCATTTGTACCAAGGCACGCAGAAGGACAACATCCGCGATTGTTTTGATAGAGGGCGTGCTTATCGCCCGCGCGGCGAAGAGCACCCGCTGGCGAAGATGACAGCAGATCAAGTAAGAGCGATCCGGCGTGATACGCGGTTGCTTCGGGAGATCGCTGCGGATTATGGTATCACTTCTGGATCGGTGAGCCGGATCAAGCTGCGTGGAAACTGGAAGCACATATGAAAGTGTGGGAGAAAAAGAGGCCTACATCCTCGGTCTCATGAAAGAACCATGGCTCGCGCATCAGATCCTCTTTAAAGCGCGGCATCCTGCTTCGACCCCGGCCTTCCACCTCGAGATCGTCGCGCTCTGGCACTCTTCGACGCCGAAAGTCCTGATCCAGGCCTTCCGCGGCGCTGCGAAGAGCACGCTCGCCGAGGAGGCGATCATCGTCCAGGCATTGTTTCGCCAGTACCACAACGGGATCATCTTGGGAGAAACCTACGAAAGAGCGGTCGAGCGCTTGCGAGCGATCAAGCATGAGCTCGAGACTAACCCAATTATCCAGAACCTTTTCGGCGAACAAGTTGGAACGACCTGGGCAGAGAGCAAGATTGTTCTCACCAACGGTGTCATCATCCAAGCGTTCGGACGTGGTCAGAGCCTGCGCGGAAGCAAGCATCTGGACTACCGTCCAGATCGTGCTTTTGCAGATGACATCGAGAACGAGGACAGCGTCGTCAGTCCCGAGGCAATCGAGAAGACCAAAGTGTGGCTTATGGCCACCGTCCTTCCGGCGCTTGAGCCTGACGCACTTGTACGGATCAACGGCACGCCACTGCATCCGCGCTCAGTCATCTGCCAGCTGGCGCAAGACCCCGCGTGGATCTGCCGTGTTTATCCGATACTGTACAAGGATGACGCCGGTGCCGAACGGGCGATCTGGCCTGAGCGCTTTCCACTTGCGGACATCGAGAAGAAGCGTGCAGACTACCAGCGGCTCGGGATGGCGAACAGCTTTGCGCAGGAGTTCATGTGCCAGTCGGAGGATCCAGCCACCAAGCCTTTCTCGGAAGGTTTGATCCGTGTGGACGCGAGCCTTGTAAGAACCTGGCACGCTGTCTACGCCTGTGTGGATCCTGCGCGTTCGGTGAGATCCACCTCCGCGTCTACCGGGGTCGCTATCTGGTCGTGGTTGGGCAACCGCCTCATTGTCTGGGACGCCTTCGCTGGGTTCTGGATGCCGGACGAGATCGTCAAGCAAATCTTCGAGATCGACAGCACCTATTCCCCAGTAACGATTGGGATCGAGCGCGATGGGTTGGAAGAGTTCATCCTGCAACCTCTGCGACACGAGCAGCTGAAGAGAGGATACTCAATCCCCATACGAGCGCTCAGAGCTCCAGAGGGCAAGATTGCTTTCATCAGTGGTCTGCAACCGTATTTTAAAGCGGGCGAAGTGGTTTTCGCTAAAGAGTGTAAGCAGGCGCGTGAGCAGTTTCTTAATTTCCCGAGCGGGAGGATCGACATCCCCAATGCTCTCGCTTATGCGCTCGCACTCCGCGGGGGTCAGCCGGTCTACGACAACTTCAATGCGGCACACGTGGCCATCGCGCTCGCCACAAATCCTCGCCGCCCTCTCTTCCTCGCCGTCCACAGCGACGGCCGTTGCACGGCTTGCGTTCTCGTACAAGTCCTCGATGGCCAGTTGCACGTTCTTGCGGATCGTGTGCGTGAGGGTGAGCCCGCGCTCTACCTCGGCGATATGATCCAGGAGCTCACGCTCGGTCTTCCCGCTGATCGGCCCCCGCGCTTCGTCATCCCACCAGGCCATTACGCGTCCTTCTCCGCGGTTGGGCTTCGCGCTGCACTGCGCGCGCTGCAGGCCGAGCATACCCGCGGCGGCGACATCACGGTAGGGCGTAACGTCCTCAACGCCCATTTAGGGCGCCTGGCGCACGGACGCCCCGCGTTACAGGTTGCCCAAGCCGCCCGCTGGACCCTGAACGGGTTCGCGGGCGGTTACCACCGCGAGCTCGCCAAATCCGGCACGCTTACCGCCGAGCCGACGCAGAACGCCTACCGGGTTCTCTTTGAGGCGCTCGAGAGCTTCGCGGCGATCCTGCAAACTGCGGCGCGTGACGACGAGGACATGCAGCCACATTATGACTACACGCCGGACGGGAGAAGGTTTATAACCTCCCGACCCGGCATAAGCCCCGGTCGTGCGGTTAGGTAGATCAGAGTTTCCTTATGGCCGATGACGACGAGCCCGAGCGGCTGCAGGACGTTGCGGCAGACATGCTCGAGGAAGAGGTCCGCGGCGTCCCACGCTCGGCGGATATCTGCAAGCGGCGCAGTGTGAAAGAAAAGCTGCTCGAGCTCTTCAAGGATGTCGAGGAAGGATACCGCGATCAGTGGAACCGGAGCAATGATCAGCAAGACTTTTGGGAACTCTACAACTGTGTCCTGGGCCCCAAACAATTCTACGTTGGCAACAGCAAGATCTTTGTTCCTGTCATCCACAACGCCGTTAATGCTCGGAAAACCAGATTTACCAACCAGATTTTCCCGCAGGCCGGACGCTATGTTGAGGTCACATCCACAGACGGTACGCGCCCCGACGCGCTAGCCAGCCTGCTCGAGCACTACGTCCGCAAGGCAAAGCTACGAACCAAAGTGATGCCGGCGCTGACGAAGGCCGGCGACATCGAGGGGCAATACAACGTCTACGTCAGCTGGTGCCAGCGCAAGCGTCACGTGGTGTGGCGGCAAGAGGTCATGCCTGAGATGGAGCAGGGGATGCCCAACCCTGCAATGCAGCCGGTCATGGATATCCACCATGAAACCATCAAAGCCATGCATCCGGATGTCGAGGTGCTCGCCGATAGTGATGTTCTTGTTCTGCCGACGACGGCGGATACCATCGACGAAGCCATCGAAGATGGCGGTTCGGTCACGATCATCCGGAGATGGGGCAAGGGCAAGATCCGGCAAATGATCCGGGACGGTGCGATTAGGGAAGACGTCGGCGAAGATCTGATCAAGGAGATGCAGAAGAAGAGCCCGCCCGAGGATGTCAACCAGGCAAAAAATTTGGTCGACGCTGCCGGCATCAAGGGCCAGGGCAAGAAGCATGCGCTCGTCTATGAAACCTTCACTAAGCTGAAAATGAAAAAGGACGAGGATGAGCCGGTCATCGTCCAGGCCTTCTATGGCGGGTCCGAGAAAATCTTGGGGTGCAGAAGAAACCCGTTATGGTGCGACAAGCTGCCGATCCTGAGCGTGCCGGTTGAGAAGGTTGCGAACGTCTTCAAGGGCCGCAGTAAAGTTCAGGATTGTGCAGATATGCAGTATGCGGCGAACGACGCAATCAATGAGGCCTGGGACAGCGCCGGCTATTCGCTGCTGCCCATCGTGATGACGGATCCGGAGAAGAACCCGCGCACCGGATCTATGGTCATGAGCATGGCCGCGGTCTGGGAAACCTCGCCCAAAGATACGCAAATTGTTTCGTTTCCGCAGCTGTGGCAGCACGGTTTCGAGATGGTTAATCAGTGCAAGGCCGAGGTGTCGCAGACCTTAAGCGTGTCGCCGGCGGCCATCACGCAGGGCACCCCGCCGGCGCAGAAGGGTGGCAAGGTCAACCAGGCCATGGTCGCCCAGGAGCAGCAGATCGACATCCTCACGACGGCCGACGCGGTGACGGTGATCGAGGAGGGCATACTGACCCCGGTGGTCAATCTGATGATCGAGATGGATCACCAGTACCGTGACAAGGACATGACGGTGCGCGGGTTCGGCGAGCTCGGATTGCGCGCCGAGATGGAGCGCATCCCGCCGGTGCAGATGGACCGGCACTACCAGTTCCGCTGGTTCGGGGTCGAGCAGGCCCGTAACGCACAGCAGGTACAGCAGCAGATCGCGGCCATGAACGTGGTGCGCGGGATCCCGCCGCAGCAGTTGAACGGCTACCAGGTTAATCTGGTGCCGGTGATATCTTCGCTGATAGAGAACACGTTCGGCCCGCGGATCGCACCGCTGGTGTTCTCGCCGCCGGAAGCGCAGATGTCGGTGCCGGTCGACCAGGAGAACATGCTGCTCGCCGAGGGGTTTGACGTCCCCACGCACCCGCAGGACGACGACCGGCAGCATATCCAGGCGCATATGGGCTTGCTGCAATCGATGCAGATGGGCGGCGGTGGCAAGAACCAGAAGAAGATCCAGACCCACATCTGGAAGCATATGCAGCAGGCGCAGACCAAGATGCAAATGGCGATGCAGGCTCAGATGGGCGGCGGTGCTCCCGGTCAACCAGGTGTCCCTGGTGGGCAGATCGGTGGGCAGCGTCAGCCTGGTGTCGCCGGCACGCCGCGGATTGGCGCGCAGCCGGGAACGCCACGACCGCAGGGACCGCCTGGTATGATTGCGCCGGCGCAGATGCGCGATCCTAGGGTGATGCCGCAGAGGATGGGATGAGTGCCCAAGTCAAATGGACAGCGAAGTTCCCGGCGATAGTCCTGGGAACGATTTCGCTGCTATGGGCTGGGCTTGCAGCAAGACATGGCAAAACTATCGCCGGTGTCGTGCTTATAATCCTCGGTTTGCTGTTTGTCACCTATTCGTTCGGTATCAAGGATTGGTGCGAGCTCCACGAAGGCGCTTGGGGTGGCACCTGGGGAGAAATGAGCTTTAAGGGAACGCTTGGAGAGTGTATACGGAACAAATCCTGGTTCAGCTTTTAGGAGAAGGACATGCCTGCGCATTGGAGCATCGAGGACGGACAAGTCATTCCGCTGGCGACGTTTACCGGGGATGACCATCCGCATCCGA